TTTTTGAAGCTGCTTCAAATCAATCAGCGGCTTCAATGCGAAGTGATAGCATAAGACTGTTAATTCGTGATGAAACTGATTCTAGTCCTAGAGATACAGGAATTGAAGGTGATTTTATAGAAATATCTGAAGCACGTGTTAAATTCTTTGGTGATAGAAAAAAAATAATAGATTTATCAACACCAACAACTAAAGAAGTTTCTTATATTGCTGAAGCTTATGAAGAAGGTGATCAAAGAAAATATAAAATGCCATGTCCTCATTGTGGGCAAAAAATAGATTTTTTTCCAATACCTGAAGAAGGTGATTTTGGATTAAGGGGAATTATAGAATCAGGAAAATTAATAAAAGCTTTTTATGTATGTGATTTTTGTAAAGGTGAAATTTATGAACATCAAAAACAAGAAATGATGTTAAATGGGGAATGGGTTCCAACATCTATTTCAAAAAGTGAGTATTATAGGTCATATTATATAAATTCTCTTTATTCACCAGCTGGTTCATTTAATTGGAAAGATTATTATGCTTCATGGCTTTCTACCAAATCAGATTCAACTAAAGAAAGGGGTTTTATAAATTTAAATGCTGGGTTGCCATATCAGGAAAAAGGCTCAAGACCAAAATTTTCAACTATTCAACACCTTCGGGGCGATTATGAAGAAATGACACTTCCAAAAGGTGTTTTATATTTGACTGCTGCAATTGATGTACAAAGGGGATCTGAAAAATTTAAAGATATGAGTGAAGGAGAACTTCAAGAATATATTAAAGAAAATAAGGGAAAAAAAGAACAATACCCTAGATTGGAATTATTAATAACTGGTCATGGTGCTGGATATAAAACATGGGCTATAACTTATAAAGTTTTTATTGGTAAATTGGATGAAGTTGAAGTTGGGGCATGGGATAAATTAAAACAATTCTATATGGAACTAACTGAAGGATCTAATTTAATTCAAAATGGTGTCAAATTGTGTTCAATTAGAAGAAATGATGGTTATGAATTGGATCTACCTATAAGTTTTATTGATGCTAGGGATGGAACAATGAAACCAACTGTTATTTCATTTTGTCAAATGATGGGAACCGGTTTTTACCCTTCAATGGGTGCTAAAGATTTAAAAAAGGTTTTAATTGAAGGCGATAAAGAAAGTGGTGCTGATATACGGAAATATAAAAGGCTTTTACTTGATCAACATCAACATAGTTATATTATTTCAAGTAATTATTATAAGAAAGTGATCTATCAAAGGTCTAAGATTGAACGTGTTCCTGTTGGTGAACAAAGGGCTGGCTTTATGGACCATCCTAAAACATTTGATGATAATTATTTTAAAATGTTGTTTTCTGAAGAACAGCTTGAAGATGGAACCTTTACTGCTGGTGGAAGAAGAAATGAAGCTTTAGATTTAATGGTTTATAATTTATGTGCTGGTGATGTTTATATTGGTGAATTGATTGAAGCTGAACGTGCTGCTTTATCTAACACCGGATTAAGCAGATTAGATTTAAAACAAAAAGTTGATGCTAAATATGTTTTGGAAATATTGAAATCTCGTGAAAAAAATACAGAAAAACCTTAATATAATTAAATTTATAGATATTCTTATTTGCAATAACAAAAAAACATTAACAACTAATGAAATTGCTGAATTAGTTGGTGTTGATAGACATAGTGTTAGTGATTGGATAAAGAAAATATGGATTTTATAAGTTTGGAAACAAAGGAAAACAAAATGGAAGAAAAGGCAAAAGGAACAAATAGAATGAAAATGGAAACAGAAAGGGATATTATAAAAATAGAAATTGAAAAAATTCAAAATAAAGCAAAAGAAATTCATGAAGGGATAATTAAAGGCATTAAAGACATAGAAAATTGGTTTTTAGGAAACAATAACAAAAAAACAAAAAATAGATAAAAAAAGCAGGGATTTTATTTATGGAAACAAAAAATGAGGAAATTTTAAAAAAAGATTTTATGAAATATTTTGAAGAAGAAATTAAAAAAGGTGACTTTTTTACTAAATTAGAATATCAATCAATTTATGAAAACAAGGGTATAAAATTTAATAATGTTGGCTTAGTGGAACAATTTAAAAAAACAGTTAAAAAATATGATGTTAGTTTTAGATTTGAATAAACAACCATACCACAACAAAATTAATTATTGTGATATGGAAGGAAATTTGGTCTGAAAAAATTTTCATGTTAATTGTGGTATTAATTTTTTAAATTGTCAAATCATTGACTTTATAATGAATATTAAGTTATAATTGAAAAATGTCCTGTTGTTTATCTGCTGAAACTAAAGCTTATTATGAAGCACAAAAAACTACTTTAGCTAATATTATTGCTGAAATAGAAGATGCAATGTTGAAAGGTGCAACTAGAAGTTATATTTCTAGTTATGAATTAGATACGGGTGCCGGTAAACAAAAAATGACGTATAAAAATATCAATGAAATGATTAAAGGGTTAAAAGATTTGACTGCTTTATATGGTTGGTATTGTGATAAATTATCTGGTGTTGGTGTTGTGGATATGACATTAAGAAGGAAAGGATGGCCGGTCTGCTAAATGGAAATTAAATGGAAATAAAGTCTGAAAAAAAAAGAATAGAACAATTATACGAATTAGCAATAAAGAAACCAAATAATATAGAAGAAATTAGAGAACTTAGAACAATATTAAAAGATATTGATACTCAAATTAAAAAGGGTGATGAAATTCCTGAAGTTCCAAGAAAGGTTTCAGAATTTGTTTTTTTGGGAATTCCCATATATAGAAAAGTTACATATATTGATGAAACTGTATTTTATGAAAGAATGAAATATTTGTTTAATCAAGAAATGAACGAATTTATTAATAATAATAAAAGATAATGAATATCATTAAAAACCATATTTTAAAATCTATTAATTCTGGGCCGTCTAATTATCTTGGTTATGGGTTTAATTCTGGTTTTGGTGGTGCTAAATTCCCTGAGGGAATTAGTGGTGATGGAAGCCCAACTTTATATAATAATTTCCGTTTACGTGCTAATGGTAGAAACGCATACCAAGATTCAACCCATGCTAATACCATCGCTAAAAGAACTGCTGATTTAATTGCTGATGTTGGATTAAAATTTTTTAGTTCACCTGATTGGACTAGATTGGGAATATCACGTGAAAGGGCTAAAGAAATTGGTGATGATATAACCAAGGCCTATCATAATTACTGTTTATCTAAAAAACAGCATAGATCCGGTATAATGAATTTATACCAGGCTCAAAGATTATATCAAATAGCAAATAAAAGGGATGGAGATCAATTTATAAGATTTTATTATTCAAAAGATAGAAGTTTAATTTCTAGTTTACAATTTAGTTTTATTGATGCTAATCAAATAATTGGTGATTCTGTGACTTCTGGGGGAATTCCTTATGAACATAAAGATGGTATTAATAGAAATGCTAAAGGTGAAGAAGTTAGTTATGATATTTATGTTGTTAAAAAAGATGGAACAATAAAAACAGAAAATATTCCTAGGGTTGGTGAAAAATCTAAAAGAACTTTTATGTTACATTGTTTTGCCCCTGAATTTGCTGGTCAAAAAAGGGGTTTAAGTAGTTTAGGAACAAGTGCACAAGATTTTCAAAATATTGAAGATTTTATTCAGGCCCATACACAAAAAGCGATAAATGAATCTAATATTTTTATGTATGCAGAAAACCAACTTCAAACACCCTCTAACCCTATTAGAGATCAAGCGTTACCTTCTGGTGCTGGAATTCCTATTGCTGGGGTTGATCCTAATTCTAATGTTCAAAGAACACCGAGTGAATTAGTTGTTTCTCGTCCTGTTGTGGCAAGTAGTAAACCTGGTGGAATGGCATTTTTTAATTTAACCCAAGGTGATAAACTAAAACCATTTCCTAATACAACGCCCTCGGCTGGTTTTGATGTTTTTTTAGATTCATATGTTTCTTATTTAGCAGCAAAAAATAGTATTCCTAAATCTATTTTAAAAATGGAATTTGGACAAAGTTATTCAGCTTCGAGGGGTGAACTTCTTTTATATTGGAAAACTGTTAATGTTGAACGTGCTGAAATGGTTAGTGATTTTTTAAACCCTAATTTTGAAATGTTTTTATCTGAAGAAATTGCTGCTGGTCGTCTTTCTTTACCTGGTTTTTCGGATCCTAGAATGAAAATGGCTTGGATGGGTGGGACTTGGTATGGTTCTTCAATTCCTTCTATTGATCCATTGAAAGAAGCGAATGCAAATCAATTAAATCTTGAAATGAATGCAACTACTTTAGAGAAAGTCACAAGAAATTTAGATGGTTCAACTTCTGATTCTAATATTACTGAAAATCAGAAAACCTTTCCTGAAATGGCTATTCCATATTGGGAAAAACAAGATAATTCAAATTTAATCACGGAGGATTAAATAAAATGGCTGATCCAAATGTTATAGCGTGTCCGGTTGATACGTGGGTTTTAGTTGCTTCTGGTGTTACAGAAGGTGTTGTTACTGTTAAAAAAATTGGCCCTAAGTATATTCATACTTATAGGGAAACAGGAAATCCAGCACCGGTAAATAATGATGATGCTATTCCTTTTCAAGGTATTCAATCACCAATATCTTCTTTAGTTGCAATTGATGTTTATGTTAAAGCAAAAACTGAAGATGGAAGTATTGTTATAGCTATTTAGAATGCAATTAATTAGATGTAAAGAATTTACTTCTATTGGCCCTGGTCAAAAATCAATAAAAGGGGCTAATTCTATTGGAAGTCAAGGAATAGGAAATAGTGAATCTTTAGGAATTGGAAATTCATCTTCTTTTTGTTCTGGTGGTTCCATTATTGGAAATAAACCTTCAAATTCTATTATACCCTTTCCTAATGATTGGTCTATTAATTATAATCTAGATGGGACAGATATTGTCCCCGTTCTTCAAGTTGGAACTGAATTATTCACTAATGGGCAAGGAGGTACTAATATTGGTATTATAGCTGATGCAGGGATTAGCTATGATATAGATGCTGATACCTCTAAGATTCATGGTGCTGAGAATGGATCTACTTTTTTTGGATATTTCGATATTATAACTGAGCTAGGTGGTGGCAAACTAATTCTACAAACTGGTAGTGCATCGGCAGGTGGAGATGGTCTTGTGTTTAGATTGTCCAATGACAATAAAGTCCAAGTGGCGAGCAATAATAATTATGCCTTAAAAGGATCTACAGCAGTAAACGATGGTAAACGTCACTGGGGTGCAATGGTTTTAGATCCTAATACTGGCAAGGGAATGATTTATGTTGATGGAGTGTTAGAGACGTCACAGCCATTTACAATGAATACCGTAACAGCAGGTAATGGAGCTATTTTTAGTAATAATGGTGGCAATGGTTCATTTTGGGACTGGGGTACTATTTCAAATATTGCAATTTGGTTAAGGGCTTTATCTTTACCAGAATTAAAAAGCTGGGCAGGTCAAGACAACAATTATGAGCCTAGAGGAACAATAGCTTATTACAATAGTAATTATGTATTTAATTTGGCTAAGTCTGGAAATCTTGTATCAACATGGTTTGACCAAAGCGGAAATGGGTTTAATTTATTTCAAAACACAGGTGGGCTAGAACCTGTTTTTGGTGATAGAGTTGGCAGACGACATGGGTTTACAGCAATTCAAAAAAGAATGGCTACTGGATCATCAATAGATATGGGGAATAGTGGAAACTTTCAATGTCATATTGTTTGTAAGGTAACCGCATGGACAACAACTAATTGCTCTTTGTTTGCTTTTAATAATGCTGAGGATATTGATTTTCAATTAGGTGCTGTCAATAATGGGGATCCTGTTNTTTTTGATGCAAGAATCTCGTCTACAGGAATAGGGCTTAGTACCTTAGCAAGTGGGGTCAATTTAATAGATGGACTAAACCATTTAGTATCATTATTTTTTGATGCAGAAGCAGGGACAGCTAGTATATTTATTGATGGAGATTTAAAAAATTCATCAGCCTTATATAATGGTGCATTAAGTAATGCCGGGTTAACAAGTCTTAGGATGTTTGCAAATCGTGGGTACAATGAATCCCCAGAGGGTGTCATTGGATCTTTTCTAGTAAGAGAGGGCAATGATATTGGTACTTTCTCCAAAGATGTCGGAAACTTTGGCTGGTATCATTCTATACAAGGTCAGTTTAATGTTGACAATCCATATAAAAATAGACCACCCTTAATAGACGATCAATTTCAAAAAGATGGAAATGGTGATTACATATTAAATAATAATTATCCTATACTGGTGCCATAATGTCATATTACAAAGTCGCTCAAACCATAGAAGATTGCATGGCAAACTTCGAGAAAAGATATTGCTTCCAAGCTGTAACATGGAGTATTCCACATAGATGGGATTCACAAATTGATCCAGAGTTTGGGGAATATTCTATTTGGAATGCCGAGGAAGGAAAGAAGGAACCTATTTCCTTAGTAACTTTGGAAAATTATTCAGGAACAAGATATCCCCTATTAAATAGAGTAAAGGGGGTATTGGTAAAAGATAAGTACCAAGTAACAATGGGTCATTATTACTTCCTTTGTACGGATGGTTATTACTATTGTAAGAAAATGGAAAACTATACTATTCCAGAAAGAAAGATTTATGACGATCAGGATAACTTAATCCAAACTATCCCACCTATTGAGATAGCTTATGATTCTTTTTATACTGGATGTCTTTTTGATTCAATAGTTGAAAACCATCCTGAAAGGGTTTTAATTGATGATTAATTTTTTTTTATTAATTGACTTTTAAATA